TTGTCAGTTTGGAATGTGCCATTAAAAGTTCCAGAATATGACAATGAACCATCAGTTCTAACTGTTGCATTATGTGGTATCTTAATTTTTGTTCCACGAACCCTATACATTCTTCTTGGCTGACTTGGGAAAGATTCAGCATCAAACCTCAAAGCAACGTGTGCAGAATTAGCATAGTTTTTAGTGTCAAAAATTTGTTCTGTAAAAGATGACCATGACATTGAATTTTGTAAAGTAGTTTCTGTACTGTCATCAGTAAGTCTGTTCACTCTTATCGTCACAGGAAAAGAAGTACCAGACGAAAAAGTTATCTTGTAATCTCTAAAATAAGTACTAGCAGTTCTGCCTTTAACAGTGTCACTAATCACTGTTGTAGTTGTACCATCATTTTCTATTGTTTGAATGGTTAATGAAACTTCCGCACCATTAATATCTCCATCATCTTCAAATTTTTGTAAAGATGGAAAACCTAAAGTAACCCTTACAGCATCAACATTTGTATCTGTAATTGATCTAGAAACAGGGCTATCTTTTGTAACAACAACACCCACTGCTGTTTCAGATTCACTTGCTGTAATCCCTTCTATTGCTGTCTGATCTGATGTACCAAATCTAGGCTGAAAGGTAATATTTTGAAAGTTAAAATCTTCATCACTTGGGTTTGTATTACTCGCACTTTGTTGTAATACTTGCACACCATTTAAAAATACATCTTTGAGACTTCCTGTGTTATATTCTGTTGATCCTTGACTACCAGTAGCACTTGGAAAACCCTCTATAATTCCTTCCCCTAGTAATTCCACTAATGTTTGAAATTGTTTTGAGGCAAGAACATCTTTAGGTAAATTTGGATCTTTTAAAGCAACAGCTTCTTGTATTGTTTTAAAATCAAACATCAATTTGTACCTTCTACTTGAACTGTATCAATACCAGAACTTATTACTACTGAACCTGTAAATACCTGTCCATAAATGATCGGAACGCAAACACCACTAATGCTAACGTTCTGGATCCCCGAAAATGAATATGAATTTGCAGCTTGTGGATCAAGTGAACCATCAGCCTCTGAAGCTCCAATAGATGCTGGATTTTCAAAAGGGGCTGGGGTCGGGGCTATCAAAGAAGTAACGCCATCTATAACTAAATTTGTTGCAACAGCAGTAGCAATATTTCCAACAACAGGAATAGCTGAAACTGCACCAGCTACAGCAGCAGCCCCAGCAGCCACAGCACCAACACCAGAAACTACCGCACTTCCTACAGTAGCAGCAGTTGTAATTGCAGCACCTGCAACAGCAGTAGCAGCACCAACAACCGCAGTGGCAGCAGAACCGATACCTCCAACAACCGCAGCAACAGCAGGGACTGAACCTGTCGCAATAGGTATGATCTGAATATTACCTTGACCTTTCATTGATAAAAAATCAAGAGAAACATCTAAATTATTCATTTTTACCTTGTAATATTGTTGATTCATATGTGCCTCTACTTCTGGAAAATTACACATCAAAAAACGAATCGCCTCTGCTGGACTTGATACAGCAGCTTCAAAATAAGATGAACCAAGAAATTTTCTTAATCTTCCATAAACTTTTATTGTTTTAAGCTGCATACCTGTAAACCCCTCTAAGTGCTTGCTGATAACCTAAATCAAAAGGCTCTCGGCAACTTAATCTTCTTATATTATGATTTAAAATCATATTATCACCAATATAAACCGCAGCATGATCTAAGTTACCTGTGGTTGATTGAAACAATAAAACATCACCAACTTGTATGTCATCATGGGTAAGTTGTTTTATAAAACCTCCAAGAGGTAAGGCTTTTTCAAACTCTGGATTTTCTATAAAATCTTTTATTTTTTTTGGTCTTTCCCATTGCATTAATTCAATATTTTTTGTTTCTTTATACCAATCATGGATAATTGACCAGCAATCATAGACACCCCAAATAAAACTTCTTCCAATAAGTGATGGTGCTTTCCAGCCACTCGGTTCAAAAGAACACCATTCTTTCATTCTTACACTATAGATATGTGAAGGTAAATCTAGAAACTCACAACTTGCTTTATCATTATCAGATGGTTGTGGTGGTTCATAAGGGTGGGAATGTACAATACCAATTATTTCTCCTGTATCTTCACATTCTGCCCAATCATCAGGGTCAATAATAAAATATTCAAACCCAGATTCTGCAATATTTTTACAAGGCCAATATGTTTCTTTCCCTTTAATTATTGCCAACAAACCACAGGATTCTTGTGGCATACATTCTTCAGCATGTTTTGCAGCATCAGTTTTCCAAGTCATTGTTAAATAAATGAACCGACAGACGGAAAATCCTTTTTTGTTACCTGACGTTTGGGCGCACGAATACCTTGTAAATCTAAAGCAGAAACGAGTTCAAATTGCACAATTTCTCTGGTTTCTATAACTTTTCTATCAACAAAATAAATCTCTTGTGGTAATTCTGCTGTACTATCTGGTGTGCCAAAAGGATTTTGATTTGAAGGAAAGTTTGCAGCATCTAAAAATCTACTAAGTGTCCTGATTCTTACAAATTTTGCCCCCTGAAGATCATTAAATGGTGTTGTAGCGTTTACAGTTGACATCAATGCTGTAATAGTTCCAAGTACATTAGAAACAGTTATTGTAGGTCTTGGTAAAGTACCTCTGCCAGAATACTCAAATCCTTCAGCAGCAATAGGAAATTTATCATAAGTATTACCTTGCCAAATAATAGATGCATTACTGTTCATACCGACACCAGAATGAAACCTTGTCACATCTGTAGAGCCATGCAGTGCAGAAACTAAAGTCAAAGTATATAACTCAATAATAGATTTATTTGTTAATGATTGTAATTCTGCTGTAGGTAATCCCATTATGGTTCAAATACCTCTCTAAAAGTGCAGTTTAATATTGCTCTGTTGTTATATGGTATGGTTTTTGTCCATGATTGACAGACAAATTTTCCAGCACCTGATAATGTAACCGACACATTACCACTATTTGTTGCACTGGAAGCGGCTGTAACTGTAAATGTATTTTGATCTGCTGCGGTTGCAATCGCAAAATCTCCATCTGTTGCAGAACCAGAAGTGTAGTCAATGGTCACGACATCACCAATAGCAAGGCCATGATTTGTGATCGTTATAGTAACTGTCGTACCACTTTGGCTATAAGTCCCTGTTTTTGTGCCACCCTCTGCTGGTGGGGTAAAGGTAAAACTAGCCTGATCGTTTACTCTACTTCTTAAAAATGCCTCTATGACGTCAGATTCCTCTTCTGATACGTTGAAAATAAGATCATATACTTTTGGGTCTTGTGTTAAAGGTAAGCCAAACAATGCCCTAAACTCGTACCCATCACCAAGCCTTGTAGACCTGATTCTTGGTGCGCTTGTTTTTCTCATGCCATAAGTAGGCTGAATAGAAGGAAAAGTTGCCATTTATCTTGAAAGTAAACCTCCAGCACGTTTTTCTTTTATAAGTTGTGCTTGAACAGCAGCACCAATAACAGCCCCAAGTGCCTGTGCATCTGCATTATTGCCAGCTACTGAAGAACCAGAGGCATCTACGTTCACTGTAACCATATTTGTTACGTTGTCACCACCACCTAATTTACTATTTGGAATAATAGTACCAGCAACTTTTGGAACAAATAATTCTGGCCCGCGTTCACCAACAATTGAAGCTTTTCCTACAGGTGGCCGACCGCCATCTGCAAATAAACCTCCTAAAATACCGCCTATAAATCCTCCAATTCCTTTACCTTTGCCACCAGAGGCAGACTTACCAAAGTTTTCTCCAAAGTTACCTAATATTTTATCAATCTGCGCGTCAATAATTTTATCCCTAATTTTATTCAATACATTTGTCATTGCCTGTCCAAAAGACTGTGCACCTGTTATAGCCTCCCTTAAATTATTTTTTATACTGCTTTCAATTTCCTCACCCACTGCCGTCATTTTATCTTTTAGTTTGTCTGTTTCTTCTTGTTGTTTTTTTAATTCTTCTGTAACTTTTTCTTTTTCTTCTTTTTGTCTTTTTGTTTCCTCTGTAATTTCTTTTTCTTTTTCAAGAACTTTGTTTCTGCCTTCTAACAATTTTATGTCTGCATTAACTTCATCAAGTCTATTTTGTATGCCTTGCTTTGATCTTCCGTTAGCTTTTTTTAGACGTTCTTCAAGTTTTGTTCTTATTTCTAATTGTTTTTTCAATATTTTATTAACTTCCTCTTCAGAACCTTCTTTAACTAACTCATTAAATTTTTTCTGTTCTTTGTTGTGTTTTATTATTGCAGTTGTAGCGACTCCCAACAAGGTAGCTAAACCAACTAAAGGTAAGGCATTTAAAGCTATACTTAAAGCCCCTGTAGAGATCGCTAATGCTTTTGTAGCTATCGAAGCTGTAGATGTTGCTTTTGCATAAGCAATAGCCCCTGCTGTAGTTAATTTAAATTTTGCAATTAAAATAGTCTGTGCCGCTGCTAATAAAGTTGTAGCTGTAGTTACACCTTTAACTGCTAGAGCAACCCCTGTAAATATTGCGGCAGTTTGTGCAATAGGTGAATCTATAAATTCAACAGCCGCTAAAGTTAAATCTGTTAAACCTTTTATCGCTGGCATAACAACAGGATTCAATTTTTCACCGAAAGCTCTAGCTAAATCTTCAGTTGCATTTGATAAATTTTTAAAAACTTGAGTTGGATCTGCCTCAACTAAAGCCTTAAGTGATGAAGAACCCTCTGTTTCAATTTTGCGTAATGCTCTTAAAACAACTTCACTTGTTAATTTACCTTCGGAAGCAAATTTCTTTAATTCACCAACAGTAACACCTAATTCTTCAGAAATTGGAGCTAATAATGTTGGTATTTGTTCAGATATACTTCTAAATTCATCACCTTGTAATCTTCCAGAACCTAATGCCTGTGCTAACTGTCTAAATGCATTTGACGCTTCGATTGTTGACGCGCCAGCCAGTTTTGCTGCTGTATTAAACCCAAAGAAAGTACTTTTAATATCTTCAACACCAACGCCTAGAGGTTGCAATCTTGCTGTTATATCTGTAATTCCTTCAAGAGCCTCAGTTGCACTTAGACCAAAAGCTTTTTGTGCATCAGCAGCAATTTGTTGTGACCTAGCAAAAGTGCCAGATGCTTTTGTTAACAAGCCAAGTCTTACATTTAGCTTTTCAAAATTAGCAGATGTCCTGACTGCTTGTCTCGCTAAAACAGTAAAACCGATTCCAGCAATAGCAGTTTTTAATCCACCAAATGACTTTTGTAATGCGTTTGTTTTATTTTGTACTCCCTGTAATGCTCTAGTCGCATTAGTGGCATCTACAGTAAGTTTTACATTCGCCTGTGCCACAAATAAAAAAAGCCTTTCCTATATATTACCTTGAATTGTGTTTTTGTCGTTGCAAAGCTCTTTTTTCTTCTTCATGTTTTATTTCATAATATGCAGCCCAATATATTAACTCTTCTTGAGTTATTGATTTTCTTAATTCTTGCAGTGTTTTGCCTAATTCTGTTGCGAGAAAAAACTCAAAATTTAACCAGTTATCTCGCTTTAATCGTTTTTTGCTGTATCTACATCAAGTTTTATATCAAACAAAAATAATTCTATTTCATTTAACACATTCTCTGGCAATTCTCTTTGTAAGTTTGGTGCATCTGCAAGGGCAAAAGCTTTTGTGCCATCTTCAAGTTCTGCCATTTGACAAAGAAGTTGAGTTGAAACTGTAAGAGCTTCATCAGTGCCAGCTACACTTTGCGCTCTTTGTCTATCAAATCTTGTTAATGGCTTAAAATATAAATCAACTACTTTTTCACCTTTAGCATTTTTAAACTCATACTTTCTCCTAGTGGACATCTGATCCCCATAGGACTCAGTAATGAGATCAATAGTTCTTTTGTTTGGCATAAATTAAGTGCGAAGTATTTTTAATTTACTATATATCTGAAGTTATTGCACCTGTTGTTTGGAATGTAATGTTAATAAGCTGTATCTCACCAAGAGTTGCTCCATATTCAGCATTTGTAATTATTCCAGAAAAACCAAACTTTTTAGAACTAGCTGAACTATCAGGGAACAATTCAAACAATGCGTCACCAGCATCACCTGTTGTAAGTATATCTTCAACAAACGCAAGGTAATCTGAGTTGCCAGCGTTGTCATAAATTAATTCTGCTGAACCTTCACCAGCAATGAGACCACCAACAAAAGTCTTTGATGTATTACCCATGACTGTGGTTTCTTGGGTGTCTTTAGTTATAGATAAAGACCAGTTTCTAAGACCTGATATATCAGCTTCTGTTCCAGCAGCATTATGGAACATTATTTTACCGACATCACCTTTTACAGCAGCCATAACAAAAAAAAGAAATATTTATAAATATATTAACTCTTTTCAGACTTTTTTACATCTTTTTTAGGATTTTGTTGATTCTCCATATATCTTTTACAATTAGGATCCCAGTAGTTTGCGTCTCTTACACCTTTGACAGCTTCGATAGCGTCAAGCATTTCATCTGTTATAACAAGTTTTGGCATAATTAAAGATCCTCGTAAATGTTAAAAGTAATTCTAATTTGTGTTTGAAACTTACCTTCTGGACTTGATGCAAGTATCTCAGGCCCAACAGGTGAATCAAAAATTACATTAGATACAGTCACTCTATTGTATAAGTCTCTAAGCCTTTTGCAAATCGTGAAGTTAGATCCTGCCCCTAAACCTTCCTGAGTAAAAACATTTAAAAGAACCAAACCAACAACATTATTATCTGAATCAGTTGTCCCTCCCATTGTTAAATACTCACCAGCACCAAAGCTTGTGATGCACTGAACAAAAGTATCTTCTGTTGTAGAGTCAAAGGTCATATTGTTAAATACAACAGGGATAGCTGGACTTGAAGCAAGCTCTGTGGCTAACCTAGCCTCAATTGTGGATCTTACAGTGTTTAAATCAGTTGCAGCCATTAAATACCCCTTTTAATCCTTTCATACTCTTTTCTTGCATATTGTTCAAGCTCTTTTCCAATCAATTCTGGAAAACCAGCAACAGTTTTTTGTTTTGTTCTATATGTTCCTCCCCATGATGGTGGTAGGTTTACACCAAAGCATACAGGCTCTGCATAAACAACATTATTAGTCACTGTACCTTCTAGTGGCTTTATATCAGTTTGCCAAGATGCCCTCAACCTTCCAGTGTCAACAGGTGTTGCATTTTTTACCCTAAGTGTCCATTGCAAAGTGGTTGCAGCAACTAAATCCTCTACTGCTTCCCTCATAACATCATCTATTTGGTCAAGCCTAATTTGTCTTGCCATTTTTACCTCAAGATAAGATCAAAACTTACAGGTGTATTATTTTGCTCATTTGTAATTACTTGAACAATTTTAAATTCAACACTACTTATGACAACTCTATCTTTTGTTGTAGGGACAAATGTAAGATCCCCAGCAGATATAGTAAGTAATTTATCCTGTGATTCAATCAAATCATTTACTTGATTTCTTGAAACATTATTTAATGCGCCTTTAATGGTTGTATCAGATGTAGATTCTGTTATAGCTCCAGTAGTGGTGTTATATGCCCCTGCTGTCACCTGTCTGATAGTCACATCACCACCAAGCTTTTTTAGTGAAGCACTAGCAGCTTTTTTTAGTGCATTAGCAAGACTCATAATGAATATGCAATAACCTGACCACTAGCAAGAGTGATGCTTGTAATAACACCTTCGACTTCTGTTGATGCCTTCATTGTGATGCCGTTAATAGTTGATGAACCATTTTCTGTTAAGTTCTCAGCTACAAAAGTTGCTTCAGCATCTGCCAAACAATGAACCTTTCCAAATCTGCCTGTATGAGTTGCAGTATTTGTAATGATTAACCCTGCTGGGTATTGGTAGCCGTAGTTCACTTTAAGACCTCTTGATTGATAAGTTTGCTCTTCCACCTATTCTAATACCCATCAAGTAATGATCAACTATTGGTGGGATTCGATCAATACCAGTTGCCCCATAAAATCTAGGGGTTACATTTATATTTCCAATACTTACAGCAGCAAAGTCCTCTAAGCCGCTTAGTTCCAGTCCGTTCCTGTTATTGTTTAAATATACAGCCAAAATAACCTGTGCATTTTTTACACGGTCAGGTATTTCTGTGTCGGTGTAATAATCAGCAACTAATCTATTTGGAAAAGATAAGCCATAAAGGTTTGTGTAAGTGTCTGGTTTGCGAACTCCTGATCTGGGCCACTCTAGAGCCTGTGTATCGTCAACCCTTGCACCGAGAAATTTCTCTCGATCAATTCTTTGTGCAGCAGTGAATAAAGCACGATTTTTGTTATCGTTGCTTGACCCATCCCAAGCAGCAGCATCATCACTGAGGACTAATCCTTCAATAAATGAATTTGCATCAGCAAGAGTGATATATGAGTTTGCATTTGCACCACCAACAGTTGCGTCAATTGTTATCGCCATCGAGTTTTACCTTTTTGGGCTTAGATTTTGGTTTTGGCTTTTCAAGAGTTGGAGTTAATGAAGCCACCTTTTGAGCAGCTTCATTTCTCTCTCTCATACGCCTAAAAGCGTACATTCCCATTTAGCTAGATGCTCCTTTTAGAGCAACAAAGTTAATAACGATAGCTTCACTTAAAGCTCCACCTGACACGTTAGAAACTGTGATTGCGAAAGAACCAGCAGCGATTGCATTAGCACTTACGATGTAAGCACCAGCAGTTCCAGCTGATCCATGACAGGCAACGACAACATCTGTTGCAGCGATTTTGCTATTTGTAACTGTGAAAGATACCTCAGCAGCATCAGCTAAAGCAGCGTTGTTCATTGTTATCTGTCCACTCTCTGTATTAAGAGTTACACCTGTTGATTTGTTTGTAGCCTGAGTAACAGTGCCACCGCCTGTTGGTCCAACTAAAGAACCAGCAGTTACTTCAAATAAAGAAGCCATAATTAATCCTGATTAGATACGTTAGTTGCACGAACAATACCGATGTTCTTTGTCTCATACACTTTCGACCAAGAAGCAACAGTTTCTAATACAGTTCTATTAGGATTGACTGTTGACACAGCGTACTTTAATCCGACAGGATGATAGATATAGTGAAGATCCACGGCCATTGCCTCTTCCAAAGCTAGGATGTCTCTATCTGTTTGTGTTCTGATTGGAGCTTGCTCTCCTGTAACAACTGCTCCTTGAGTAAAGAAGAATGTTGAATATTCAGTTGAAGAACCAGATCCAGTTGTTGGAACATCGTCAGAAACGATAACATTTAGACCCATGAATGTATTAACAGCAGTGGGGCCATCAAATGCTCTTACTGTACTACCGCCTGTGGCTGAAGTATCAGGAGCACCTGTATTATCGTAAATTCTGTCAATTGCATTTCTCTCAACTAAGTCATAAAAAACTTTTGAGT